CAACACTCTGCTGGCATGAGTCCTCGTCGCGGGGGCGTTGCGCTGCCGCCGCTGAGGTCGCTTGGTCTTGTCCCCACCATTACGCACGCGCCCATTGCGCTGCTTTGTTTTGTTGGCGGTCATGGCTTCGAATTCGACTCAAGGGGTTCCCTTGTGCCCAACAGTCTCACGGGGTCCGGCCGAAGCCCCCCCCCCCAGAGTGCGGGATTTATGTGCTAGCCGTGGTTCCTCTGGACAGACGTTTTGTCTGACTCAGGCCGGCGGCTGGCTTGGATTTCCTAGGGATGTTTATTCCGCAGTCTCACAGGTTCCATCCCGGACCAGGCGGATGCGCGCCCCGACGTTCGCGTCGTCTGGGTCTGCCCATCCTCAAGGGAGCTCGCAGCCCCCACCCAATCCGGAACTCCCCTCCCAGAGTACGGGTTTTATCCTCGAGGGGGTTTTCATGCACTTCCCATATGTACAGGAGCGACACTGTCGCGCAAAACCGAAGTCTCACAGGGTCACGGGTACTCACGGCTGGCTCGCGCCTCTTCCCCTTCCCTCACAGCTTCGTAAGTTTATACGCGGGTACGTGCCAACGCGGATCCGCCGCGTCTTCGGGTTCCGTAGGCATCGCAAGGATCGGCTTGCAACCACGTGCCATTACTAGCACGTGACCACTGTTGACAATTAAGCCCCGGACCGGGCCGATCTCGTAGCGCAGGACGTTGTGCGTTGGCTAAACGCAAGGAGGAGCTCATCCCCCCCCTCCTGCCTGGCCTTCACCTCAGGTGGGCCCGTCCCCACACACCAGGCTTCCACCACCCTGGGAATCGGTGGCAAAAGAATAAGGCGGACACTCGCTGCTCTCGCAGCGGACACGCGGGTCCTTCAACGCGTGCAACCCCGGGCGGCGGCAGGTAGCCGGTTTGTTCGTCGTTGGGTTGTGTCTCTCTCACCCCAGGCCGTTATCTTGCCTGGAGCACCCCTACCAATTACGGGAGAGTGAATTACGTGCATGCATAACCTCGACTAGGTCAGGCAGTCCGCCACGTGGGCGGCAACGACTCCCGGAACGAGTCGTAGTCAACCAGCGTGGCTGGCTCAAGGCTCCACACGTGTTCAGTGAAAGTCATTATTTCATCGTGTGTTGCCGGATACCCGAGAGCTGCCAGCGTCTCGAGCTCCTGGTCGGGCGTCACATCCATGTTCCTGGCGCGCACCTTCTCTCTGACGTCGTCTGCTTTGTAGCCTGCCTCACCGAACGACCTGATCGACATTTCCCTGTCATCAAAGTTCGACGTGGTGCAGCTTTCTGCAACGCCAGGTACTTCTCTGACACACTGGGAAGTATGCCACTGAAGTCGCTGGCCCTGGCCAGGGCGGAGGCCGCTGCGAGTACCTTGACGACACTCAGCT